CCTACTGTTTGCAGTTCAAAATCACCAGCTTGATTTGTTGCTGATGCAGACCATACAGTATTGTTTTCTTGGTCACACCATGCAACTTTACGAGGATTACCACCAGCACCAAGACAAAATACAAAGCGTTCTTCTGTGACTACCATTGCATTGTTACTTGTTGGAGCATTAGCAACTGTCTGTGCCTTGACTCCTGTGTTAAGTTGCCATTCTAATAACTTACCATCTGTTGATGATACTGCTAATAAATATGCGCCCCACGTGTCTAATGACCATGTAGTAGCTTCAGAATAAATACCTGATGACGTTGGAGCACGACCATAATTAGTGTGTCCATAAAATCCACCACCAAATCCTGTATTTAATGCGCCACTAAGAGCTCCTGAAGTAAATCCTGATGTTGGAGTAATATCATAAACTGTTGATGAGGGGTTTACGTAATACAGTTTATTGTAAGTACCACTTGCTATATATGAATCACTAGAATTATCAAGCCATGAAAGCATTGCTCTAGGAGCATAAGTAAATGCACTAGCTTTTCTAGTTGTCCATCCACCAACTGGTCGCATAGAACCATCTTGCCATCTAACTAAACTAGCATCTCTCCAACGATTAGAGCCTTCAAAATCTGTGCCATTTCTATGTTGACCGGGAGGTAATTGTAGTGGTATTAATGCCATAATGTTATGCCGCTATTTGTGTCCAAGATACAGAATCATTAGATATGATTTCCCATTTTTCTCTACCAATAGTAGTAACTCCTGAAGTTGCACTTACTGCACCTGATGTGCTTTGTACTCTATTACAAGTTGTAGTCATACCTGATTCAGGTTGTGTAACTGCGTGTCCTTGATGTATTCTTTCGGAGTCTGCAACTATTGTTGAAGCTCCTGTCAGCGATGCGATACCACCTCTCGTGGCAAAGCCTAATACGGTAATACTAGCGTTGGCAGTTGGAGTTCCTGAACCAAATCTTACTCGATTACATATAGCCGCAATTGTTGCTGTAGGACTAACTGTAGCCGCTCCACTTACCATAAACACACTATCACAAGTAATACTTACTGTTGCACTTGGATTACCACTACTCTCTCTAACTCTTACTATTGTAGAGGCTGGTACAACTGATGATGTTGCAGTTAAAGGCGCTGAACTTTCTCTAACTCTAGAACCATTACCTGTGCTTGTAGCTGTAGTAACTGAAGTACCATTAAGTAGAACTGAACCATCTGCTATTCTTCTTGCTAAAACACTAATAGTAGCTGTGCCATCTAATGTAGCACTACCAACATTAATCTTCTCGGCTGTACATGCAACAGTAGAAGTAGCTGATATTACAGTTTGAAGGTCAGATAAATCGTATACACCTACACCATAAACATAACTACCATAACCTTGTGCATCGGTTTCTTCAAGTATAAATTTCTCAGCACCAGCAGTTACTCCTGAAGATACCGTTACTGTAACCGTACCACCTGAAGCAAATGTAGCATTACCTGTTTGTGTTACTGTAGAACCGACAGATACTGTAGCACTACGCTCACCAACTACCTGACCACTACAAGTAGTAGCCGAAGTTGCACTTATACTTGCACTAGCCGCAGCAGTAAAACCACCTATTGCAGCAAATCCTGAAGCACCAGCAGACAATGCACCTGAGTGTTGTATTCTTTCACAAGAACCAGTAACACTACTCGCACCGTATATTACTATCGGTAGTGAGTCCTCACCAAATTCATGTGAACCATACGTACTCGTGCCATACGAATAAGCATTAACATTAACAGTTGCCACGTCAGCCCCTAATCGTTAGATTAGTTCAATGTTATATCTAAGTCACCTGATGGAACACGAAACACGTCACCAGTAGCAATAGCTTTACTTGACGATAAAGTCGCATAAGCCATTAAGTTACCTGACGAAGCCGCATCAAACACACCAACGTGAGTTACTGTACCCCAAGAGCCTGTTGCTGTTGGAAATTCAATAGCCGCGTTGTTAGATGTTGTGTCACCTGACGTTGCAAAGTTAACTGCTTTTCTTACATAAGCACTACCTGACAACTCAGTACCACCACCAGCTTCGCCCGGTGCTGCAGTAAACAATCCTAAGTAATGCTGAGATGGAGCTGAATAAGCTGCACCAGCAAATACGTGGTCTAAAATTTCCGTTTCTAAAAAGTTTGTAAAACTCATACTAATCCCCTCACTTTCATTGTAAGTCCTGACCCACTAAAACGTGCATTGTCAGAATATTCATTTAATCGCTGTACTGAAGCACTATACATCTGTGCCCATACAGCTACCCTTTGGTCTTCTGCTAGATACGGTGCTGAATGTAATAACGCTCCATAGAGGTATACATCAGGCGCTTCTAGTAAAAGCCAATTATCTGCGTTACTACTAAGAGAAGGTATCTTCTGATAATAAAGTAACTCAAAATCTGTGTCGTTGCCCGGCGTTGGGAACAACTGAAATTGTCCATCTGCATGTGTGTACATACGAGGTGTACCATTAGCATCTGAATGTGCTGAACGTTTGTCAGCCATTGTATCTCTTGAAACTAGGTTAACTACTGAAGTTCCTGTTCCTGTAAGGTGTAATCTAATTGTTTCTAGCCAATCAGAAGGTGTTTGCATATACTCGTCATTTGCTGATTGTTGACCACTAGACCTTGCTTCCATCTTAAAGTGTCTAATGTCTCTATTCATTTGTGCCTCAGCCAATGTAATAAAGTCAGGTATGACAGACGTTAGGTCATCTCTGTTTAAGAAGTCAGCAATAGAAGCTTTAAGTCCTGTGTAATTAGATAGAGCCATCTTAGTTTCCTATTCCTAAATTAGTTACATTTTTTTCATCTTGTATACCGTAACCAGTTGCCATAGCAGGGTTGTTAACTATCATCTCCATTAAATACATTTTACCATCATCATCTGTGCGTGAAAAAGCATTAATGACTTGTGCTTGTTCAGGTTCAGATATAGCACCTAAGATTCGTGCAAACTGCGCCTGTAATTCTTTAGCATTCATTTTTGGCTGATTTCCAAAGTAGTCCATCTCTCTATCTGAGATAGCACCTACAGCACCAGCTCTTGGCTGTATTGCACCATGATGTTCTGTGCCTGTGTCTGTGTCCATAAATGAATTGTACTCTCTGTCTGATAAAGCACCTGCAGCACCAGTTGTTTTGTTTTTATCAGTAAAATTTTGTATTAGGCTAAGAAGTCCGTTGCCTGAACCCATTCCTTGTTTCATTCCGTATGCCATAGTAACTCCTATCTAATTAAGCAGTAGTATATCATTATTTATAAAAGTAATCCTGTTCTTTCTTCTTCGCCTTGATTCATTAACAAGCCACTTGTTGGCATAGCTAATCCAATAAACTGTAACTCAGGAAACTTTTTAAGTAATTCCATCCGTTCTTTACTTGAACCATAACGTAATATTTTTTGTATACCTGCATCTTTTAATAATTTTTCTATATATTTTGATGTTTCTTTAGGTATTAACGCACCTTTAAATTCATTCATGTCAACTAAACGTTTAGACTTTGACTCAAAATACGTTGTTTCTAATTCTTTACCTTTATTTTTTAATTCCTTAACTAAATCTTCTACCCAAGTTAAATTTTCTCTTGTTGATTGGTCAAACATATTCATGTATTCTTTAGGTACTTTTCCATTGCCTCTTAACATTTCTTCTATCATATCGTAAACGTTATCGTTGTCATTATATGAAATACGTGTGCGTTTATCATTTTTAATAGCTAATCGTACATCATCTCTTGCTAATTCAAATTCATCTCCTATGTCATGAAACAAACCTCTTTGTACAATACTGTCTCGTGAATCTTTAATTTCTTGTAAGTTTTTAAATTTCTTAGATGTTAAAGCTCTTGTTTGACCTACAGAGTTACCTTCCATTTCTGTACCAGGAAGATATGCTTTTTTCTTTTTCATTATTTTAAAGGCTAACTCAGGGTCGTAAGGTACATCAGGTCTTCTTTTTCCTGCAGGAGTTCTATAACCTTTAGGATTAGACATCATTTGTATACTTTCACCTAACAAACCACTTGGAGGAACTGTATCGCTGTTATAAGTTAACAAACGTCCTACCTTGTTGCCATGTTTTTCTACATGAGCTTTATTAACTTCACGCACCATTTCTCTATAATTTTCATAATCGTATGGGTTATATCCATTTGCTTTTGCTGTGTCAACATTAAGCATTTGTCTTTCTAATTGACCCGGACTCCAATCTTCAAACTTTCTTCTCATTGTTTGCAAATAACCTTTACCAGTTTTAGTTGTATAATCAATGTCACCATCTTTTAACCAATTAGGTGCAGTATGACCAATATGCCATTGCATTTCTTGTGGGTCTATTGAATTAAATACTTCGTCTATATTTTTGTAATTTGCAAAGTCGTGAGGTGCGCGACCTGAATACATATCAGAGTTATAAGTATTAGTTGTTGCACTTGGTGTAATCATTTTCGGTGTACCAAGCAAAGTTATATCACCAAAATTTTCAAGTAGTCCATCAGTTTTACTAATAGCCATTGATGGCATTGGTATTTTATTTTTACCTTGACCTGTATGTTTCATTAATGCTTCTTCAGACATATTATGTGTGGCTATCATTGGGTCAGGTATAACTGGCACTTCATTTCTTTCAAACATTTTTGCTGTTGACTCATCGAATATTAAGTAGTTTTCTGTGTCATAAACATCAGGGTATTTTGTAGTTAGGTCATCTCCCCATCGTCTACCCATTACCCCATTTTCATGTAAGTATTTGGATACTTCTAAATTGTGTGTGGTCATGTCAGCACTAGGTTGAAATTCAGCACGTCTATCAACAAAGAACTCGTATAAATCAATACCATTGTCAGGATGAGGGAAGTCACCTATCAAATCTATTTCAGCAAGTATTTTGTCTTGTTGTATTTTATTACCTACGTTTTGTTTATATGCTTCTACTAAGTCCATGTAAGCACCATTTTCTTGACGTATTAAATCTTTAACAGCTTGAGGTTGGTCATACACTCCTTTAGAATCGTCTAAGAATGTGGCTAATTTTTTATCTGCTACATCGAACTTCATAAGACTAAATGGTTGGTCTGCCCAAAGTTCTTTATATTCTACAATAGCTTTCTTTAGTTTAGGTAAATCAGAATGGTCTTTGTACTTTTCTAGTAAATGACTTACTTCAGATGGTGTAGCTGTATTGTCTGTTACATCTTTCCACATCTCAGCAACTAATGGATTATTTTCTGTAGTAGCTAACATTCTTCTAGTAACAACCTCATCTTGAAACAAGTCAAAGTCTGTAGTGTCATATGTGCTGTTGTACTTATCTGTTTGACCAAAGTATTGTTTAGATGTTGATGCTCTGCCACCCATGTAAAACCCTGCACCTTTAACATTATTACCTTCTCCTGTTAGCATAAACTTATTGTCTAATTTAACAAAGTTACTAGGTGAACCATGCCACATCATTGCAAACGCTCTTGGGTCAGGTATAAATTGACTTACCATTTTGTTGTTAGCAAGTAAATCAATAGGGTCAGGTAATGCTTGTAATGTGTTTCTAAAAGAGGATTTAATAGCAGGATTGTTTGCAAGGTCTGCTATAGACTTAGCTGTATAACCAGCACCAACTAAAATACCTATAAAGTCTAATGGATTATTTGCTATCACATCTGTAAAGTTATCCCAACTTTCAAAAGTATTACCAACTACATCTGCAAATGCATTGGCTGTTGCACGTTGTTCAGTACCTACTGTTTCATCTAATAGTCCACCTGTTGCATTAAGCACACCACCTGCTATTAGATTACCTACAGGTTTAATAGTTTCTTCAGGCACTCTAGCCATACGTGAACTACCTAAATACATTTGGGCTGCAGCATCAGGAATGTTTTCAAAGAACCTAAAGAATTTGTTTGGATTGTCTGATGGTGTTGTTTTATACATCCAATCGTTACCCATGCCATCGTTTAACCGTAATTGTTTAATGGCTTCTTCTTCTGCATTTGCATCTGCTACTTTTTGTTCGGAAGGATTAGACATGAACGACCATAGACCACCAAGTGTATCACCTATCATTTCACTAGCGCCTTCTGCAATGTCACCTAACAGACTGTTTAATCTAACAGGTTCTTTTTTATCTTCAGGGTCGAGTAAGCCTCTGTTAGCTCCAAGTCTCATACAATACCTTTCATGTTACGTCTCATTGGTTTATCCCAGTTCTCATTGAATGGTTTGTAACCTATAGCCATATATCTCATTGCATCTGCACCATGTGAACTCCAATCGTGTCTTGGTCTCATTCTCCATGTCTTACCATTGTCATCCCAGTCTCTACTGTAGGCAAGTAATGAGTCAATCAGTTTCTCACATGATACCTCATCAAAATAGCATTTGTCTAGCATTGTTCTAACTTGTTGTATGCCATCGTCTATTAATAATGATGGCGCTATCTCTATGTTTCGTATGCCTAAGTCTTCAAGCATTTCAATACGAGACTTTCCTGTGCCTAATTCTCTGACTCTAACATCATGAGGTAATACGTGTTGGTCATAGACATAACCTTTATTCTGTAACATCCTAACGTAATGCTCTAGTCCTACGCCACTAGCTTCATAGTAGTCAATGATGTGTACTTCAGTACCAATAAATTGTGCAAATACTATTGACGTGCTATCACCAATACCTAAATCCCAACTTGTTATTACACCTTTAGCTCTATCATATGAGACCTTACCAATTCTAGCTTCATCTTTGGCTCTGCGTAATTCAGTAGAATAGTATGCACCCTGTGAAAAAACAAGATACCCACCTTCCCAAATATGCTCATAAGACTCAGGACGTTTGTCTTTATCTTCTATCCTTTGTTTGTCTAGAACGTCAGGAAACCATGGATTATCTTCCCAATTCATTTTCACTATTTTAGAATCACTTGGAAACTTCTCTCTAAATCTTTCATGAGTAGCGCTATACTTTGACTCAGGATTCCACGTTACCCATATCTCAGAGTTAAAGCCTATACTCTTATCTTCTTCTCGGACAGTAGGCAAAAGCAAATCCCAAGCTCTACCTGAAACAGATTCTGCCTCATCAACGAAAGCTATTAATATTCTTGACTGTGATTTAATACTATCTAATGAACGTCTTAATCCTGCAAAGGTGTAGGTTATGTTTCCATCCTTACTACGAATGAAGCGCTCTCCTATTTCATAATAATCTGCTAACCAAGGAACTGACAATATTGCAGTCTTTACCTCAGCCATAGATGATTCGTTAAGCGAGTTCATAAACTCACGACCACAGAGTATTGTGCCTCTTACACCTGACATTCCCCAACGATAACCAAAGACTGCTGTCATCAATGCAAAACTTCTTGTCTTTCCTGAGCCACGACCACCATATGCCCCACGAATCCTTGCTGTGCCTTCAAAGACAGGGATTAACTTATCAGGTAATTGTATGTTTGCTACTTCACTCACTCTTACTAACTAATTGAATAACAGTTGGCTTCATAGATTCATCACTCGATGTTATGTCTTGCTTCATAGAATCGTGATACCCATGCTTACCTAAAACTAACTTAGTTATTGCTGAATTAAATGTGTTGTTAAGTCCATTGTTTACAAGAGTTTTAGCCTGAACTTGCATACATCTCCCTAATATGTCGGAAAAACCCTTATCTTTTTGCTTTGCCCAATCATATAATGTGTCTCTATGAAGTCCTAAATGTTCTGCCATTCCTTCAATACTTGGAATCATATCACCATAGATAGCGTAGTCAGTTATGTACGCTCTAGCTTTGTCTTCTACTTCCTCACTCCACTTAGTTGGTCTAGCCATTACTTACTCCAAGATGTTTTAGCTTTAGACTGAGAAGTTTTGTTAAGTTCTCCATAATGAAATAGTTTTATACTATTTTTTGTGTGTGTCTTGCCTGAGTGCAATGAACCATTATCCATTTTGTGCATACTCCCTGTGTATTCTGTGCCATCTTTTTTATAATGCTTCACACCTTTCATTAGATACCTCTGTTCTTTGCAGTCAATGCCGCTTGTCTAAAGTTCAAAGCAGATGGTCTACCTTTTTGTCCAACTTTTTTCATCTTTTCACCACTACCAGCTTTAATTCGTTTTCTTTTCTTCTGTATGTTTTCGTATAGTCCAGTCTTAACCATTTAGTTTATCTCCTCTAGGCAAATTAGTTCCCGTTGTGCCATACAATCCAACTGTCCTTGCCATATTTGTATCTATATCTTTTATTGTCTCACCTGTAAGCTCTGAACAATACTCAAGCAAGGCAATATACAAATAAGGTAATACAGTTGTGTCTGATATTTGCATTTCTGTTTCTACTATTTCAAATTCATTATCCAACTAACTCTCTCCAATCATCAGGAAGGTTAAGTCTAATGCTCAAGTCATTTCCAACCCAAGCAATGATGTCATCTAAATAGACAGCCATCTCTTTTGTATTTAATTCTGTAGTCGATTTTAACACCACTATTGGTTTCTTGACAACTTCCTCTACTGTTGTTTCTAAAAATTCTTTTCTAAAATAGTCATGGATTGCATTCTTTGAGTTACCTGTCTCTACTCTTACTTGCTCAATTATTGCCCAATACATATCGTTTTGTCTACCGCTTCGTGTCTTTTTGTGTGCTTTAATACTTATGACAGCTTCATCTCCGCTAGTGTTCTTAAAAAAAATTCTAGTCATGCTCTCTACTATATCAGCTTTAGGTTTGTCTCTCTTTAGTATTCTAGTTAATGTCTCACTCATAATTTAAAATTTTGTAAGAATAAGGTAGTAATAAATCCTCTTTAATTAGATACGCATCTTTTTCTTCCGTATCTCCATTACCAACAAACGTTTTATATTGTAAGTTGTTTTCTATAATGCAATCTTTAATTCTATCTCTTGCTATAAAAATATATTTAGTATGTGTAACAAAAACCCATGTCTTAGCTTTACTAGTCATTAACGCTGAAGGTTTACCATACATTGCAATCTCTACGACTAAATTGCCTGTGTACTTACTTTTAAAATCTTTTTTAACCTCATAACTTTTGCCATTCTCAGGAACAAATATATCCATCTCTTTACAATAACCTTCAAGAATCCTAGCACTAGGGTATTGAGCCTTTATTAACTTTAGAACATCTTGTTCTGCATTGTGTCCATCTTCTAAATCCTCCTTAAACGTATTCATTTACTCATACGGTGACCTAGGTGGTGAAGGTAGTTCTGAATAATATTCATCTACCAATAAAGCTCTAACTAATTGTCTCTTGGTTCTAGTGATAGCAAACTGAGCCATCTCTTTAATAAAATGTGGCTTATAATAAGGATGGTCTAATGTGTCGTACAGCGCATGACATGCATGGCAGCCATAGAAGCCTATGTCATTACCACGACTATCTTTAGCTTTGACTCCAACACCTGAAACGTTTTCATGACAGAAGACCACGTTCTCATTGTTAACCCCACTATTACAGACATCGCTGCGAAAGGTACATGCTTTGCCACGTGCTGATTTAGTTATTGCGTTCTGTTTCATAATGTATTTCTGTGTTTAACCATAATATAACATCAGCCACGCTGTAAACAACCTTAACGCTACCACCTCCGACTTCTTCAATATGCTTTATGCGTTCTTTTTGCACTTTACTTAGATAACCTTTTGGTGTCATAGTTGATGGTTTCTTAACTTCAAGTCCATAATACATACCTTCGTGTACTACAGTCAGGTCAGGAACTCCTGCCTTTACGCCCTCAGCTTTTAATCGACTGGCTTCTCTCTTGCTACGATTACCACCATTAGGAACTGCCCAATAACAAACCTTACGAATGTCTAGATAATCACATATAGCTTTTTGAACATCATGCTCATCATTTCTCATTAGCTTTTTTTTCTTTAACTTTATCTATAATCATGGTAAATTTAAGTTGGTCACACAATGCAATGATTTGGTCTTCTAAATCACCTTTAAGTTTCTTGTCTTCAATCTTACTTAACAATGACATTAAAGAATGAATTGTTTCTGCTACTTCCTCATTCGACATTACGTTGCAGATTTTCTTCTGCTCCAAGATAATTGCCTAGACCATAAATTGCCCAATGTAGTTGTTGTTTGTCTGCTTTGATACGATGAGTTAAACCACTTAAAGAACAACCTAAATACGTAGCACACTTTGCTTGTGTTAAGCCTAATCGCTTAATTTCTGTTGGAATAGAATTGTAATATATTGTTTTAGACATAGTAATAATATATAGTAAATGAATCTATTATATCAATAAAGAGATTGTTTGTATGTTGTTTTAGCTTTTTTTTGTTGTATATATTTCGCTTTCAGCGACTGACTTCGGTAAAGCTTAGGGATAAATCCCTTTTTTTTAAAGCTCTTAACTTATCGGGTAATTCCTGAGTTGGGAGTTTCGGAGCAAAGAAATCCCTAACCACTAATCAAAGCAGTTAGAGATTGTCATCGGTATAAGTCCTTCGCAGTATTATCCGTATGCCTAATTCCAATACAACTAATTAGGTCAGAGTCATCGCTACCTTGTAATAGGTACTCAGCCTTCTGCACTCTGCGCTTAGATTTCTTAGCCTCCGAGGTGGTTACCAACATAAAGGTTCTTATCTAAACATCAATCAACAGCTTCTTGGAACACATAGCTAAATCTCTTTTTTTTACTGTAGTGAGTGAAACCGAAGTCAGACATATCTACAGGCGTGTCCTGATAGTTGCCTTCTGAACTGAAAATGGTATAATCTTTCATAGAACGGTGGGCAAACACCAGTTTTAATGAACCCTTTGAGACGTTATTCACCTCAGAGGGTTCGTGCTTTCCGGGTTGTAAGCTTACCCAAAAAACACAAAACCAAGTCTCAAATCATACCCGTAGATTAAATCTAGGTCAAACTATTTTAATTTATTTGTTCTGTTTAATTAAATAAAGCTTGACTTATGTATCAGAACTGATATAATGCTCTCAACAACAACATAACTTTAACCCGAAATAGGAGATACAAATGGAAAAATTACTTCAAATTATTGATAACGAAACTAACCAACCTTGGTCTATAAAAATAATTGCTAAGGGTGATGCTTGGGGTCGTGACGATTGTTTAACTCACGATGATGACGAGCTTATGGTAGAGTTTTATGATGGTCGTTACATAGAAAACTTTGACCCGGAAGGTCAATTTGTTTCTCGCTACAATCTTTCTACTATTGCTGTAGACAAAGAAAATTGTGGTATTAATTTACATGGTGGTGTAGATTCATGGGGAATTAATGCAGATGCTATGAATATTGTCAGAAAATGGCTAAGAGGTGAAGCGTTCACTTACTATGCAATTGAGCAATTTGCTTATTAATTTAACCGGGGAGGGCAACCTCCCCACTAACTAGGAGATGTATGAATACAAATATTAAAATTACTTTAACAGATACTCAGCGCGACCACATCAAAAACCTACTCGATGGTAAGACATCTACAAGGTTAGCTACTAGACAAGACGTAAGTGGT